CTCCATCAACAACAGGGTCTTCTTGGTTGATTCTACCTGATCTGATGTTAGATCAATCTCGTAGTTGATGTTGCTGATTGCCGATTTTATCTCAGATACCTGCTTGGTAGCCAGTGCGCTCATGTCGCTGAAGATGGAAATATCCAATATGTCCTCAATGACTGCACGGCGATCCTTGGCTTCCAATTGCATAAATGGAACGTAGTTGGCTGCACCAATGACCACAATCTGCTTGAAGGTGGTGTAGTTGAATCCCAAGATTCCTTCCAAGAGAGACTGATAAGCTCTGGAGTTGGAGTCCTCTGGTATCAGTTCATCATTCTTCCAGATTTCAAAAACCGATGGCTTCTGACCACGAACAACCTTGAATAAATCAGAACCAACACCAAACCATATAGTAACCAACAGATTCTTGTTGTTGATAGAGTTGATCAACTGCCCCAGCTTGATGTTCCTATATGGCTTGTTGAACAGGGCATAGCAGATGGAATCCAGAGCCAGCGCAGACTTTCCAGCACCATTCTTGGACGCAATCAGTGTGTTCTTGGCATCTGTATAGTCAAAAACTGTCTCGTAGTTTCCATAGGAGAGCAGATTCTTGAATGAAATTTTCTGAAAGATTACCTGACTCATTTGGAGGTTACTGCCTGTCTGTAAAGGTTCTGCATCATTGAAATCATCTTATCCTTGTCCAGCGTAATTGCTGAATCCATCACATAGTCTCGAATTAGTTCTCCGGTATCCTTGACCTTGGTGTCAATAACAGAGATTGACAATGACTCGGCATAGTTTTCATTGACCTTGATCTCGTATGGCTTCATTGCATAAAGAGCATTCAGGTATGATGTCAGTTCCTTGTCAGGAATCCTGCGATCAATCATCAACTGAACATACTTCCCAGTCACTTCACCTACATCCGGAGCAAAGCCATCCGAGTAGTGTATCCGATTGTGCAGAGTGTTCCTGTTCCTGATGAAAGACATATCCCCATCATCAAAGACCCAGAATCCCTTGTCGTCGGCATAGTCCATCCATGTCAGTTCATATGGTGTCCCAGTATACAGCACATTATCCTTTTTGGACTTGGAGTGATAGTGTCCGCTGATGACCAGATCGAACTTGGAATAGTCCTTGTGTGAATGGCTGGTCTTCATCACCTGACCGCGCTGCATCTCAAACCCATCAAACTCAAAGTGACCCAAGGCATACTTGGCCTTGGATTTCTTGATTGCCTTCAGAACAGAATCATGGTTCTCTTTACATACCCATGGAACCATGAAAAATGGAGTTCCATCCACAGAAACGTCTTTTGGCTCATCAATCACGGTAAAACAACCGGGATGTAACTTGATAGTATCGTTTAAAAGCGTTTTAAGGGTGTTTACAGCCGTTGTTTCTCGATAGTAAAGGTCGTGGTTGCCTACGACAGCAAAAACGCTTAAATCGCGTTTAATTGCCTCGGATAAGAACAACTGACGGAACTTTTCAATCACCATGATGTTGATGCTCTTGCGGGTATCAAAAACATCACCGGTCAATAGGATTGAGCGAATCTCTTTGTTGGAATCCGTGTTGGCTCCACGGGCACCAAAGTGCATATCACCAATAACAACACACTTCATTGGAAAAGGTTTTCCTCGTTCTCAACAACTTTACGTTTCTTGGAGCGCTGGCGTTTATCCTCCTGCTTGCGCTCAAAGTCATCCACGTCAAAGTATGGGATGAACTCGTTTTCGATGTCATGCTCGCCTTCCAAGTCACTTTTCTCAAAAGCATCCCCATACTCATCAATGACGTTCAGATAAGACTTGGCCTTGACGTAAGATTCCTTGTGCTCAACTTCGATAACCTCAACGAAAGAGTAAAAGCAGATTCGGGTAAAATATCCAAAAGCGTTGGTGGTGATGTTCTCATCAAAGTTCAGAATCTTGGAACAGCAGGCGATAACACCCTCAGATACGAATTCCTCCCGGTAGGAGTAGTTCAAGAAGTTGTAGCGGTATGACAGCTTGTTGGCAATCTTCAAGAAAGACTCGGCAATGTCTCGTGGGATTACCGGACGTTCAAGACCAGCAGCATCGGCAGCCATGCAGTCTTTCTTGTATTGGATGATCGCGGCAGTGAATTGTGCGTTTTGTACGTAGTGGGCCATTGTTGTTCTTTCATGTTTGTGCTATGATGGTGCCGGTGGCATGATTGCTTGACCGCATGACATGATTGTAACATAAGTGTTGTCAAAACACAACATAGGGTAAACACCTATTGACAGGTAGAAAAACCGTGATACAATAACCGTGTCGGTTCCCTTTAAGCCAAAAAGTAAATAATTTACTATATATAATATTAATACTAGTATATAATTAATATGTATATAATTAATATGTATATAATTAATATGTATATAATTAATATGTATATAATTAATATGTATATAATTAAATAAAGAATATAATTATATACTGATATAACAGTAATTACAGGGAAACATGCCCGCAAGGGCATCTTGGCGTAGCCAAGCAAAAGGACTTTTAGCGCTTCTTGATTCCGATTTCATACTCGGTAAATATCCTGAAGATGTATCCACGCTTCAGACAGTAATCCTCTGCAGCCTTCCACTTGGCCTCATTGACGGCATAGGTGGTCACCTCCTCCATCAGAGTCTTCTTGGACTTACCCTTGGTTGGCTTGGGTCTCATTGTCTGTGCCCATGGTTTGATCTCAATGATGTATGTGGTTTTGTTTCCATTCACATCCGACATCACACATTGAATATCTACGAAGTAGCGATGGACAAGTCCATCGACAGGGGACACATAAGGAATGAAGAATTCCTCAGATGCCCACTGAATACAATTCGGGTGATTGTCCAAGTAGTTGAAAACAATTCTCTCCCACCCACTGCGATAAACAATGTTTGTTGGGTCACCTTTATACTTGGATGGATTCTTGGGCTTGAACAACCCTTGTCTGTAATTCCTTGCCATTCTTTAAACTCTTAAGATAAGTAAATCAATTATTACTTTACTTAAAGTCTGATTCAACAAATGTCAACCAAAGAAATTTTCTATTCAGCAGATGGTAACATCATAGAGGCACCAGAATCCTTTGATTCATTTGCGCATGTCTATGACACAGACAACAAGGGAAACAAGTTTACTTGTAGGTATCCCCTGCATGATGAGGCACGCCACTATGTCAAGTTCTGGATTCATGTGGACGAAAACTCCACCATTCTGAATGAGCCAGGAGGGGAGAACTTGGGTTATGTGGACAACAGCGACCAGAACCGTCTTAATCGTGGTCTGACGTCGATTGATGCCATCCAGACAGCAGGTGCCCTTGCCGGGGGTCTTGCAGGGGCTTCTGCGGCCATTGCAAGGGCAAAGACAGCAGCATTCAGAGGTAAGACGACAGCCAATAAGGCATCTGTTTCAGGTTCATTGGCCTTGGATGCTTATGCAGGAACTGTTGTTGGTGCTGGTATCGGTGTTCTATTGGCCGGATTGGCCGATGAAAAATTCAAGCTGACCAAGAAAATGAAGAAGCTCAAGAACACGATTGACTTGTATGCCCCTCCCGGCATCAACGCATCATATAACATGAAATGGAACATGACAGATGACATGCTGATTTCATTTGCACAGCAGGATGCATTCGATTCCATGAAAAAGGCCATTACAAAACCCGGAGAAGCATCTAAGGAACTTCTTCAGGCGGCGGCAGTCAGTAATTCAACCTTTTCCAATTTGACCAGAACCGCCAAGAATGCCCGTAAAGATGTCCTGTTCAATTCGGTAGATAACCGTAACTTTCAGTATGAATTTCAATTGGCTGCCAGAAGCCAAGAAGAAGCCAAGATGATTAACCAGATCATCTATCTTTTCAAGTTGTATTCACATCCTGAAGTCATGAAAGGATTTGGTCAGTTCCTTTCCATCTATCCAGCAGAATTCAAGATTGAGTATTACTTCATTAATGATCAGGGGGATCATGTGATTAACCCATATATGAATCAGATCAGTTCATGCGTATGCACCGGGATGAATGTATCTTATGCATCGAATGGGTCATATCAGTCTCTGATGAATGGTGAGCCAACTATTGTAAACCTGAGCCTTCGATTCATGGAAATCGAGACGCTGCATCAGGATCGAATCAGGAAAGGATACTGATTATGTTTTTTGACAAGTTTCCAATGAGTCTATTTCGTGTCAGTGGTCAGGAGAATTATCTGGTCACTGATTTCCTACGGGGGATCAGGCTTGACCCAAAGCTGAAAGATGAGTCCCTGCACTATACTGTCTATACAGCCATGGATGGGGAGACCCCTGAGATCATCTCTCATAAGTTCTACAAGACCCCTCAGTATCATTGGATACTGATGCTTCTTAATGAGAAGTTTGATCCGTTCAATGACTTCCCCCAGTTGGACTCGATTGTTCGGGAACAGACCATTCGTCAGTATGGCTCATTGCTGGGGACCCATCACTATATCAACTCGGATGGTGAGACCGTTGACCAGTTCACGGAGCCTAGGTTTGTTGTCACCAACTATGAGCACATGGCTCAGTTGAACGAAAAAAAGCGTCAGGTCAAGATTCTGCGTCCTGAATTGCTGGCCGAATTTGTCCAGATATACGATGGAGCAATTGCTCGTGGCTGATATCATCAATGATGTTGAGTTCAATGGCGATTTTGACTTGCGTCATATCAAGCTATTCTCTTTCAGACATGATAAGGAAATAGACATCACCAATCTGTTTGCCAGCATGGAACTTTATGAGTCCATTTATTCACCGTTCATGACCCTGAAGCTGACGATTATTGATGGTTTTGGTCTGATGTCCAAGACTCGGATTGTTGGTGATGAGTTTATCGAAATTGAATGCTATGGGGATGATGGTAAGGTTGGTCTGAACAAAAAGCAGTTCTATATCTACAAGATATCTGATCGGGCGGCAATTGCAGATCGCTCGGTTGCATATACCATGCATTGCATGTCTCTGGAGGCTCTGGCTGATATAAACACCAAGATTTCCAGCGCATACTCAGGGCAACCATCTGACATTGCCAAGGCGATCTTGGATGAGTATGTCAAGACTGATCTGCAACTGGTGATTGAACCAACCAAGAATCGGATTGAGTATATCTCCAACTACTGGAGCCCAATCAGGAACTTGAAATTCTTGGCAGACCGTGCTGTATCCAAGGAAAGCAATGCTCCGGGATACGTGTTCTATGAAAACAAGAAGTCTTTTGTCTTTGCTTCATTGAATCTTCTGAAAGAGCAATCGGCATCATCTGCCTACTTCTACTCAACCAATACCAAAGATCCAAATAAGTCTGAGCAGAGGATGGGTATTATTGAGAAGTTGTATGTGGATGAGAACCATAACTACATCAAGAATCTATCCACGGGAGCATTCGGAACAAAGAGTCTGGTCATCAATCCAATGTCCAAGTCATATCGGTATTCCTACTACGATATGGTCAATGCATTTGATAAACATGCTCGTCTGAACCCAGAACCATTTTCTTCCATAGATGCGCCTCGTCGGGTCAACTCATTCATTCAGTCCAGAATCGTTCCGACTTCTGCATATCGCAATATGCCAACCGAGAATACTCTGGATTGGTATCCATCCAGACAGACAGAAATGTCTGCAATGGAAGTTCAATCTATCCAGATTGATGTTACCGGAAGATTCAACATTGTCTGTGGGTCAATCAGTGACATCTATGTATACAGCGAGGAAGTGACCGAAAAGGACAATATGTATTCTGTATTGGATACAGTTTTCTCGGGTAGATATATGGTCATGTCAATCTGCCATCATATTGACCGAGAAAGACATTCTATGTCTATGCAATTGAACAAGGACTCTTTGATGCAATTCAGTGCCAAAGATCATCAAAACGACCAGTAAAAAAGAGAATCCGTAATTATGCGCCTGTATCATGGTATTGTAGAAGATGTTAATGACCCAATGGGGGCTGATCGAGTCCGAGTCAGGGTGTATGAATTGCATACGGACATCAAGAGTTCTATCCCAACCGAGGCTCTGCCGTGGGCGCATGTCATGGGGGATACAAAAGACGCCAGCATGACTGGGGTTGGTCACTCCGGCTCCGGTTTGGTATGCGGGTCATGGGTCATTCTCTATTTCATGGATTCGGACGAACAGTATCCCGTTGTCTTGGGGACGCTCAAGGGGATTCCCGCTGACCCATCAAAGACGACCCCCGGAGACATCAAGGAATCTGTGTTTGCTGATGCGGTTACTCCCAGCGTTGTTCAAGATTCAACTGGAAATTCAGTTGTCAGTTCCGATGGGAAACCAGTAACCACAGGAGGAACCCAGACAACAACGGAGCCGGTGTTGGCGGGCGCTCGCAGAGCCAGTGACTTCAAGTCAATCGGTGAACGAGGAAT